TTCCTTCTGGTGCAACAGTGGGACATTTGGGCCTCATTGTGGTTGCGACCAACGGCGGTGCGAGCAATAACCATTCGATTGCCGGTTGGACCAGGAAGCACCAGACCACCTTACTGTCGTGGGGCGACACGTACTGCATGATTAGCCTTCACTGGAAGAAGTTGGTTTCTGGTGACATTAATGCCAATGCTGCGCTCACCCTAGGCGCAGCTTTGCGTGGTGGCTGTTCGAGTCATACGTTTGCCAATGCTGAGGTGGACTCCGATCCGTTCGTGGACCCGAAGATCAGCGAGTCTGCCTCGTCGGCGCAGCCCGTGACATTGACTTGCTCGACCGTTGGCATTGCCGAGTCGGCTTTGTTGACCATTCTCGAGAAGGACACCACCACCCTCACGACGACACCACCGACTGGATTCACCCGACGGCATGACCCGGGGACTACCAACGAGGCCGGACACGTTGCTGTGAAGGAAAGTGTCGGCCCCGGATCGAACGCTCACGCTTGGACTATGAGCACCACCAACAGAAACACCGAGTATCTGGTGGCTATCAAGGCCGCTGCCGCCGCTGCAGCGCCATTCGCGGGATGGGGTGTTCCGGTAGCATGAGCGTTTTGATTCCTGACCCGACATATCCTGGCAACCTCAATTGGAAGGAGTTGCGGCTCCTCCGGAAGCAGACCGCTCAATTCATCGCAGCCAACCAGTCGAACATCGTACTCAAGCGACCGGTGTATGTCGATGACGACCAAGGTGGCGAACTCAACGATCACGACGACCTCATCGACGAGCAGCCGCTGCGTTTGATCGCGCAAGCCTCGGGTCGGCAGAACTTGGAGACTCACACGATAGATGGGGCTCTCGTGACGCCCAACTACGTCCTCTTGGGGAAGTACACGGCCAACATCGAGAATGGTGATTGGTTTACATTCGATGGGATCCGTCACGACGTCATCTTTGTCCGGCCCGACAAGCGATATGAGGTTGTAGCGGAGGTGCTTCGCCGTGGCTGACAGAGCGCACATTCGCTGGACCGGCACGTTGGTCGGGAATCTGTCTACCCTCGAAGCTAGGCAGATGGCCGCAATCGCAGCTTCCGCTGGGCTCATCGCATCTGAGGGCGAAGGGTATATGCGGAGTAACGCTCCCTGGACCGACCGTACTGGCAACGCCCGTAACGGGCTCCGAGGCGAAGCCCAAGTCGAGGGCGGCGGACGCAGAGCGACCGTGGTGTACTACCACTCAGTGAGCTATGGGATTTGGCTGGAGGTCGCGAACAGCGGCACGTACCAGATCATCAACCCGACGCTACAAGTCATGGGTCCGCGCTGGATGTCGCTGCTTGCCGGAATGATTTGGAGCGGACGATGAGGCAATGGGTGTATCAGAAGGTTGTGGCCTGTTCCGGGCTCGGCATTCCAGACATGTCGATCTTTATGGCCGGCTCTGCGGGGCTCAAGGGCGAGGGTCCGACACGTCCATTCATTGTCATTCGAGGACAGATCAAGCAACCGGCATTGACGCCGAGTTGGCCATTCTCGAACCAGCTCTACCAAATCTGGGTACACGACCAGCAGGGCTCGATGACCCGTATCGATGGGGCTCTGAGTGCGTTGAGGTCTCAACTCCCGGCGTTCGCACCCGCAGACTTTGGCGGCAAAGAGGTTCGGTGTTTCGATTGGCAAATGGACTCCGATGACCTCTATGACGATCACTACAAGACCAGCACCAGGCATGGGGACTTTCTCATGGTGCATAACGGATGAGAGGAGGGACAATGGCAAAGGGCAAGGGCTGGGAGTACATCGGCCACCTCGTTGAGGGTCGTCGGATGCGTTCGGATGCCCGAGTGATCGGCAAGACCACTTGGGATGCGAGCAATGACTGGACCGTCGCCGAGAGTGACCTTCCGGCGCAGACGCTCACGGAGCTCAAGGAGGGAGACTCCAAGAGCGAGTTCAAGCAAGTGGACATGGAAGAGGCGGCGTGATGGACCTGAGGTGCGATGGCGGAAAGAAACACGGAGTCCTCATAGACTCTGGGATTCTCGAAGTCAAATGCATCTCGCCCCATTGTGGTGCTGCGAGAGGAGTTGTTGTACTACACCGGTTCGACACGATGACCGGCGAATTGCTATCAACAAATCGTTACAAGGATCCAGGAAGGAGCTCAGCGAATGCCGCTGACAACGCACCCGCTGCCGTACGGTTTGCGTGATGTCAAGATCACGCCGTACACCGACGCCGCAGCGACGACGCTCGGCACCAGCGTTGACCTTCCCGTGGGCCGAACCTTCAGCTTCAGTGAGGCAGAGGAGTTCACCGAGCTACGTGGTGACGACAAGGTCGTTGCTACTCGCGGGCAGGGCAGCACGGTCGAGTTCGAGTTGGAGAGTGGAGGTATTTCACTGGACGCCTGGAAGGTGCTCTCCGGTGGGACACTTACCACGACCGGCACGGCCCCGGCCCAGAGCAAGAAGCTGTCCAAGAAGTCAACGGACGCACGTCCGTACTTCAAGGTCGAGGGCCAGGTTATCTCAGACTCCGGTGGGGACGTCCATTGCGTTCTCCCGAAGTGCAAGGTCACCGACTCTCTGGAGGGTGAGTTCTCCGATGGAGAGTTCATGCTCACGAACGCATCCGGCACGGCCATCGGCTCGACCCTTACCGGTCAGGAAGATGTTGTGTACGAGATGACCCAGAACGAGACCGCTGTCGCGATCACCTAGGAGACCATCATGGGAACAGAGACCCCAGAGTCCGTCCCTCACGACCTTGGTTCGGACGCCAACAAGTACGCCGCAACGTCGTGGGATTCCGGCATTGGCAAGTTGGAAGACTTGCGATGCCCGTCAGGTCAGCTTTGCCTCATCCGCCGCGTTGGCCCGCAGGGGTTGATGGAGGCCGGCATTCTCGAGAATGTGGACACGTTGACCGCGATGATCCAGAAGATGATTACCAAGTCCCAAGGCAAGAAGCCGCAAGACCGGAAGCGCAAAGGCGCCCAAGACAACGAGATCACCGATGCCGATGTCGTCGAGTTGCTGAAGCGGCCCGAGGACCTTGCTGAGATCATGGGCGTCGTCAACAAAGCGGTCATACACTGCGTCGTGGAGCCGAAGCTCTACGACCCGCCCAAGGATCCCAAGGAGCGTGTGGAAGGACAGGTCTACATCGATCAGGTGGACCTGAACGACCGCATGTTCATCTTCAATTATGTCGTGGGCGGGACACGCGACCTAGAGACCTTTCGTGAGCAATCCGAAGCGAGTGTGGGAAGCGTGGAGGCTAAGCCAAGCACTCGGCGCAAGACCAAGTGAAGTCTACCACATCCATGATGAACTCCAAGCCTTCTGTTTTGACCGTGCGGTTGCGACGTTTGGCCAAGTGGTTGATGCGGATATAGACAAGGCAATACACGAGGGCAAGAACAAAGCTAGCCGGGCACTCAAGATCAAGAAGGTCATGGATGCCTACCTCGGAGTGACCGACGGAGCTAGCGGGTTCAGGGACCCAGCGAAGGGATGAGGGTATGAGCTATAACCTTGGCTCCGCCGAGGGCCACATCACGATGGACTACGATGGTAGTGGTGTTGGCAAGGCTCGCACAGACCTCACGACCCTGGAGAAGAGCGGGACCAGCACGAGGGCAGCACTTTCCAAGACCGCAACGGTTATGGGTGGTGCTGGACTCGCGATTGCCGGCGGTCTCGCGCTCGCAGTCAATTCTGCGGCCAGCTTCGAACAGCGCTTGTCCGCCATCGAGGCGGTGTCCGGCGCGACCGGCGATCAAATGGATGCCATCAGTGACAAGGCACTCCAGCTTGGTAAGGATACCGCCTTCAGCGCAACAGAGTCCGCCTCCGCCATGGAAGAGCTCATCAAGGCCGGGCTTTCGGTGGACGATGTCCTCAACGGGGCTGCCGATGCGACTGTGAACCTCGCGGCTGCCGGCGAGATTGATCTCCCACAGGCCGCTACCATTGCGGCCAATGCGATGAATCAGTTCAACTTGTCGGCGAAGGATATGGTCGGAGTCGCCGATGACATCGCTGGTGCGGCGAATGCCTCCGCAATTGACGTCTCAGAGTTCGGTCAGTCGCTACAGCAGGTGGGCGCTGTTGCGAACCTGGCCGGCGTTAGCTTCCACGATACATCGGTAGCCATTGCCCTATTGGGGAATGCGGGTATCAAGGGTAGTGACGCTGGTACGGCGCTCAAGACGATGTTCTCGCGTCTCCAGCCGACGACCGAGAAGCAAGCCAATACGATGAAGGACCTCGGTCTCATCACCGAGGATGGCACGAACAAGTTCTACGATCAGGCCGGCAACCTCAAGGATCTCTCAAGCGTCAGTGGGATTCTCCAGAAGAGCTTGAAGGGGATGACTGCCCAACAGAAGCAGGCGACCCTCCAGACGTTGTTTGGTTCCGATGCCATTCGAGCCGCAGCTATTCTCGCCAATGAAGGCTCCAAAGGCTTTGACAAGTTGTCAAAGTCAATGGGGAAGGTGTCCGCCGCTGATGTCGCTGCGAAGCGGATGGATAACCTCAGGGGCCAATTGGAGCAATTGAAGG